GGCCAAGCAGGTGGTTCAGGTGGCTGCGGAGGTGGTTCAGGAGCAGATAACAATACTACACCAACAGGTAACATAGGTGGAAATGGCGGCCCTAAAACTAACAACAACAGCTATATGGGCGGTGGTGGTGGAGGTATGGGTTCTGATTTAACTGGTGCCAATGGTGCGCAAGGCGGTGGAGATGGCTTTGCTTTTCTAGGAGAAAACTACTGTGCAGGTGGAGGTCAACAAGGTTTTTATGGTTCAGGTGGAGGAGGAGATGTAGGTAACACAAACGTTGGAGGGAATGGTGGCAACACACCTAACAACGGAGGTGGCTATGGCTCAGGTGGAGGTAGTA